TTTAGTTTCCTATATACAGCGGCAGCGAACTGCGGCAATTAGATGCCTACTTATAAGTTATATCTCTGGTTCGCCTGCTGGGTTCGGTACACTTCGATGGTCGCCTTGTCCGCCTCCATCTTGGAACGGTACAACAAGTCGTCAATGGACGCTTTGACAACCTCGTCTAACTGATCGTAGTAAGGCGAACTGCTAAGTGCTTCCCGTTCCTGCGCGGCAACGGAAAGTCCGTCATGCTTTTTCATTTGCAAAGACTTTATAACTTTCAGCATGTGTTCTGCTTTAACACGCCGACCATGTGCGTGTGCCGCTTCCGATGGAGCGTTCAGTCGATCTAAGGCTTCCTGCACTTGTTCATCTGTTATCATATTCGTTACTCGCCCAGTATAAGATTAATGACATTAGGAAGTGCGGGTTCTCCTTCGCCTGCTCTTGCCAGAAACGCAACTCGCCTATCTGGTGTTGTCGTGCGTGAAGCTCATGCACTAAAGGGACAACGCGGTTGTCGTCTGGCTTCTGTCCCATGCCCGCGTTTAATCCCCAGCGAACATGAGCAGGGTCACAAGGTGTATAGCCTGTGATAAGGCAAGGGTAGTCCCTCACCTTATCTAGCCAAGCTCGGTCCCTGATCTTTTTGTTCTTCGGGAACATTACTGGTTAAGCCAGTCAGGCTCTTCGTTGTTTGCTGCATGTCCAGAAGGCTTCTCATCTTCAGGGACGGCGTTCATCCCGTTTGTGAAAGAGTCCCTTGCATTCGTTACCATGCCTGTGAGTTCTCCTTGTGTCGGCCAGTCTTTTTGGTTCGCCAAGAACCGTCCAATCGTACCCGTAACAAATATCTCACACGCCTGACTGTTGGTGCGGGCTGGCCGTGCAGCCCCGTTGGGGCGCGTGGCTCCGTTGACGTGTGGCTGTACTAAAGCCCCAGCTTGTTGTGGACCTGCATTGGCTTCTACGGGGTGCCACGATTTGATCCAGTAGAAAGTGTCACCATTGGGTGCGGTGTTTGCCACGGGGGTACACTGGATAGTCATCCCAGCCGTTGGTGCTGGTTGTGGATTTTGCTTGTGATTATAAAAAATTCTCCATGTGGGAAAAGTTCCGTCTGGGTGTGGGTGCTCCAACGTAATACGTGTTGATTTCCCCGTACTAGTTTCAACAGCTTCTTTTACTAAATATGGCATTAGTTCCACCTCTCTCTTGCTCTGTTAAAATCTTCGTTCTTCCAGTAAAACCCATCAGGATTGATGGGAATGATTTTCGTAGCGTCCTCCGCAGTAGGACACATACGACTTAACTCCTCTATGCGTTCCCATGCTCCCAACATGACCTCCCATGCCCCTGCGAGTTGGGCCTCCGGTATGCGGTAGCACTCAAACCCCATAGGGTGAGCTTGGCTTATCTTCGGCATGGCATACAGGAGGGCGACAGGCTTGCCCGTCATCTTCCAGTACACGGCCTGTTGCCTCACCGCCGGGGCGGTAAATTCTCCAGTAATATTTAACGGACAACGGAGGGTCGCCTTGGTATCCACCACAATGTCCTCAAACTCAAAATCGGTATAGCCCAGAATGTCCCGCTTCAAAGTAGGGTTTTGGACCACATATCTTTTCTGATAGCCCAATGGCTCCCCAAAGCTCCTCAGAGCCTCTGTGAAGCGCACTGCTATCGGGCCTACATAATCCCTCTCTGGAGTGACCTCACCCTCCTGTAGGCGGTCGAATTGCGCTACAGCGGCCTCTGTGACCTGCTTATTGTTTAATTTGTTCGTGACACCCTCTTGGGCGGCAAATTCACTCGCGTTTCCCATATTCATACGGGCGTTGCTGGGTTCACGTTCCCCGAAGCCATATTTCCATACGAACTTTGATGGCGACTTCAGGTACATATTCCCCCCGCTGGCCGAGTGTTTGTAATTATCTGAAAGCATCAGCCTGTCAGCAAAGCGTGGATCACGAGTTGCTCTTCCTGTTGCCTCTTGCGTATGCCCGCTAGGACATTGTCTACCTGTTCCAGAATTTTGACCGCATCTGCCATGATGAAATCGCTACCGGCGGATGTATTGAGAAAGGCCAGTAGCTCCCTGTGGGCTACTACCAGATGTTCGTTTGTTTCCTGTTCCATAAAAGGTTTATGCCCGAAGTGGTCTATGCGGTCAACTGTTTCTTGACGGATATTCTACTGTCCTATATGGTCTTGGTTTATTTTGTGGAGTTGGACTATGGATTTACAGACCTATATTTCCCTGAAGGGGATGTCACAGGAGCAGTTCGCCCAGCGTATCGGCGTGAAACAAAAGTCCGTTTCGCGGTACGCAGCGGGAGAACGTGTGCCGCATCCAAAGATCATGTCGGATATTTATTCGGCGACTAATGGTGCGGTAGAGCCTAACGATTTTTATGAGCTTGGAAAGCTCTGGAAGAAACGTGACTGAGAAGGAGTTACATTTACAAGTCGCTGAGTACCTGACGCACAGGCTTGGCAAGCAGAACGTCTGGCATTCCAGCCGCAACGAGGGGCAACATAAGCCCCAATATCGAATGATGCAACTGCGGATGGGGATGCGTAAAGGCTGGCCGGATATCGAGTTGATACACAAGGGCAGGTTCATAGCTATCGAGCTAAAGACAGACAAAGGCAAATTATCGAAGGCACAGAAGGAGTGCCATGAGTTAATCACACTTTCCGGGGGGCTGGTAAAAGTCTGCCGTTCCTTGCGGGAAGTAGAGAGTTTTCTGGAGATGGCAATTGGGACAGATTAGCGACGAGACACTTTACCGCTTGGGGAAATTCGTGTTAGAGGATCTAGGGTGCAAAGATCCCGGCAGCCATATAACTATGGCGAAGCATAAGTATGCTCCTGAAGACATTATTGAGGCATTGGGGGCGGTGTGTTTGAAGCGTCCCGCAGATGTCGTTCCTTATTTTAAGGCTTGTCTGAAGGGTAAGGAAAAGAAAGAAGAGAATACTATAGGCGGCCAATGGGGTATGCGTGTAAAGAATTTCAAAGAGACAGGATTTTGGCCTATTCACTTTGGGCCAAAGCCGGGAGAGGAGGGGTGCCAAGCACCACAGGAGTAGTCGGCGGGTAAAAGACGTAGCGGCTATTCTTAAAGGATTACTAGGGCGCAACCATAGTCCAAGGGGGGATCGAAAGTACCGACCCCGGTTGCAGGCAGACGTGAACTGTCTCAAGTAGGGTACAACCAATTAGGGTCACGAAACCACTATTTGGGCTTGAAGCGACGGGTAGGCTCCGACTATCAAGATCGTAGAAAGCATAGATCAACTTCTGCTGAAAAAGCGGAGGCTGATCGATCTATGCCTTCGCTCTGAGTTCACCAACTATCATAATAGGAGTAAGAGATGAAAAAGGAGCAGCCTTCAGCAGCTTGGAGAACAGGATGGAATACAGCAGAAGAAGGAAGGGCAGCTTCGACAAACCCATATAGAGGCAAGGAGGACAAAGAGGATTTCGATAAAGGATTTTATGCGTGGCTGATGTGGAACCAAGAGAACGTGAGGCGATAGAATGTCCTTGGTGTGGGGAATGGACTAGGCTAGAGTTCACTAGGGGGAAATATGTATGCCCACGATGCAGGAGGCCAGTGAGGGACTGTTGTGATGGCGAGACAGCGACTAGAGAATAGGCGACCGCAAATAACTCACTCCGTTATGATGGATGGAGAGAAGTACCATGTGTCGATCGGCTATGACCTGACGGAAATGCGGGCCAAGGAAGTATTCATTCGTGGAAGCAAAGTCGGCTCTCATATGGATTATCTGCTGGATGACATAGCGGTAATTATTTCGGTGAGCCTACAGAACGGCGTGTCTCCTAATGACCTCCAGAAGTCTCTTGGTAGCCCACTGGTGCAGAAAATAATGGAGCTTGTGAATGAAACGTGAGACACGGCAAATCCCCAATCAGTACGCCCGCAAGCGTAACGATTATGTATCGGAAGAGACTGCTCGGGCTGGCACGTTTAACATCAGGAATGTTTCTGAAGATGTTTTAGGGACGTACTGGAGGCGAAAGAATATCACAGACAAACAGAAGGAAGCCGGTCGGATATTCCAGAAAAATTATAAAATGCCAAAGCTCGTAGGTTCGTATGGTCACACAATCCAAGGTGAAGAGGACATGGATGCGGAGCGTATGGCCGACCATCACAGGGCGTGTAAACAGTTGGGACCACTATCGAACCTTGTCATCGAGGTGTGTTTGTTCAACAGAAACGCCGGGAAAGTACACGAGAAAGGGATGGATCTGTTTAGATTTGCACTCGATGTTCTGGCTCGACATTATGGCTTGACCGACCACACCTCAAAACGGACAATTGGGATAATGTCAGGGAGTGTATAAAAAATATGGCCTACGGAAAACCAGTTAAAAATCCAGTCAAAGCAAAGCCCACAAGGAAAAAATAATGGGTCCAGTAATTTCAGCTAATCAGGCGCAGAAGCAGTGGTCGGCGTTACCAGACTATGCAAAGAAAGTGAGTCTTGGTGCGCCAATGGGGTTTCAGCAATATGCAACGCCAAATCCTGAACGCTATCTTCACGCGGGGGTAGCTCCCGGCTGGTATAATCCTGCGTTGAACCCTAGAACACAGATGAAAAAGCTGGAAGAAGTCGAACGTGCAAAGTTCGGACCGAAGCCTGCCCCAGCAGACACAAGGAAATTTGGCGCAGGCGTTGACCCAAGCACGTTATTCCAGAGTAATCTTCAGGGATTGCTACAGGCGTTAACCCGTGGTTCGCAATCTATCCAACAGAACCAACAGAATAACGCCGCTACTGCGGCGTTTTCTCCTCAAATTCAGTCTATACGGGATGAGTATATAAATAGCCTCCTTTAGATCCGTTCGTCGCCACCGTAATCTTCGTCTGTTCCCCAGCCGATTGAAGCGAGTGCGCTGACAGGATCTCCGTCCATCATTTCGTCCAAGAAGTTGGCAGTGCGGTCTTCGTAATTCCGTTCGCCCTCACCAATCAGAGCGTCGTCCTTTGCCTGAATTTGCTCGTCCAAGATATCCTTCATCTGCAGGGCGAGTTCGTAGTCGTTGGCGATGATATTCTTTATGAGAGCGGCGAATGCCTCGCAATGATCAGAATGTGATGGCACCCTGCGCTGAATCCTGCAAAGCACTGCGACATACTCTTTTTTGGCACGGTCAGCGATCTCCTGAACGAGAAGGTCTATGCGCTGGTCAACTTCGGCTTGATATTTTTGAAGATCGCCCGTCAAACCATCGGGGTTTATCCACCCAGAGGTGGGGTTTATAATATCTTGGGCTACTTTCTGTAGACCTGCGTATTCTGCTTTGAGTTCTTCGGTGGTCATTGCTTGTACGACTTTTACGTTTTTCATTTGTCTTTCCTTCGTTCTTGATTGATCCAATACAAGTATTCTAGACCGAAACGGGGTATACAGTCAACAGGGATAATATCATGCCAATTCAAACAGTTAAGGGGGGATACCGCTTCGGTTCTAGCGGGAAAGTCTACAAACAGAAGAGTTTAGCGGAACGGCAGGGACGAGCTATTAAGTTGAGCATGTTAAAAAATCGACACTATAAAAAGGGAACGACAAGTGCATAAGCCTGACAAGAAGTCACGGGACATAGTAATGAAACTTGCCCGCATAGGTACACCGCAGGAAGTTATCGGTGACGTGTTGGGCATTCATCGTGAGACAGTAGCTAAACATTACCGCAGGGAGCTTGATCTTTCGGCAGCAGAAGCTAACGCAGAGGTGGCGAACTCACTGTACCAGAACGCAGTGAACGGGAACGTCACGGCTCAGATTTTCTGGTGTAAGACTAGACTTGGATGGAAAGAGACAGCGGTACTGGAACAGAAGCAAGAGTTCGCAATACTGATAGACGGGCCAAAAGAGTTAACGGAGGAAGAATGGCTAGAAGAGTCGAATGGCGACCCCAGCCCGGACCCCAAACTGCATTAGTTCGTTGTGACGGGAAAAATCTTCCAGAAGAACTGTTTTATGGTGGGGCCAGAGGAGGGGGGAAAACTTGGGCCTGTCTTTTAAAGCAGGCTGTACGCGCAGCACGGTATGGGAAGCACGTCAGAGGAATATTTATTCGCAGGGAATACCCGCAGCTTGAGGCCGCGATTGATGCGAGTAAGATGATGTACCCATCGTTGGGGGCTACTTGGGGTGGCGATCTAAAGAAGCTCTGGACCTTCCCAAATGGGGCAACACTCAGATTTCGCGCACTGGAGCGTGACGCAGACGCAGAGAAGTATCAAGGAGCGTCCTTTACAGACTTGATATGGGATGAGTTGGGCAACTACCCTAGTCCGATCCCTGTAATGAAGATGAAGGCAACGCTGCGGTCAGCCGAAGGCATACCGTGTCAGATGTATGCAACAGGCAACCCCGGTGGACCCGGACACGGCTGGGTGAAGGCGCGGTATGTTGATCCAGCCCCGCAGGGCTACAAGATAATAAGAGAAGGCAATACAAAGCGGGTTTTTATCCCTGCCAAGGTAGGCGACAACAAACTGTTGATGGAGAATGATCCCCAATATGTGGATCGTCTGAAGCAGACAGGGTCTCCAGAATTAGTAAGGGCATGGTTGGAAGGCGATTGGGATGTAGTAGAGGGTGCATTCTTTGAATGCTGGCGACCAGATAAGCACGTTATTACGCCGTTTGCGATCCCTGACCACTGGATGAAGTTCCGTGCGTTTGATTGGGGCTCGGTGTCTCCGTTCTCTGTCGGATGGTGGGCTGTATCGGACGGGACAGAAGTAGACGGGCGTGTGTACCCCAGAGGGGCGTTGATACGCTATCGGGAATGGTACGGCGCAAAGGACGGCAACGGGTTGAAGCTGACCAATGAGGCAATAGCGCAGGGTATAAAGGCACGGGAGAGCGAAAGCATTGTATATGGTGTTGCTGATCCGAGCATCTTTATAGTACAGGGTGGCCCTAGTATAGCGGAGCAGATGGGGAAAGCTGGTGTGTTATGGCGCAAGGCAGACAACCGCAGGGTCGGCAAGTTGGGGGCCATGTCAGGCTGGGCAGAGATGCGCTCCAGAATGATAGGTGAAGACCATCCGATGATTTACTGTTTCAACACCTGTGTGGATAGCATACGGACGATACCAAGCCTTCCGCACGATCCACAGAGGCCAGAGGACTTGGACACGAGTTCCGAAGACCATGCCGCCGATGAATGGCGGTACGCCTGTATGTCGAGGCCGTGGGCCAGAAAAGCCAAGAAGAAGCCACAAGATATTTCCAAGGAGCCGACATTTAACGACATGCTCAAGTACACCGAACAGATCAGAGGCACGATAAATTGAAAGAAGATCACAACACCACTTCTATAGTCCAGCGTTGGTTGCACGAACTGAAGGTTGCCGAGCGGCGTGACGAGAAGTGGCGGAACGAAGCGTCCAAGATAGAAAAACGGTACAGGAACGACCACACGAACCTGCCTGCCAAAACCAAGACGTTTAACATTCTATGGGCTAACACAGAGACACTGCGTCCTGCGTTGTACTCGAACACGGCAAGGCCGGATGTAAGGCGCAGGTTCGGCGCAGGCGATGCCGCATCCCGTGGCGGCGCAATGATACAGGAACGTGCCATCGAGGCCATGCTCGACAATTCAGAGTTCGACGTGGCGATGGAGCGAACCGTACAGGACATGCTGCTGACAGGCAGGGGTGTCGCACGAATACACTATCGACCGACTATGGAAATGACGGAAACCCGCATATCTCTGCAGGAGATAAACTCGGACACAGAGCCGTTCACGCGGTTTGCTGATGAGAACGGTGAGGAAAAATTACCGTCCTTTGACGATAGCGGGGCGTTCGCTATGTCTGAGGAGGAGACAGTATCTAATGAAAAGGTCGAGGTAGAGTTCATCCCGTGGGACCAGATACGGTTCGGCCCTGCTAGGCAATGGTCCGAGGTCCAGTGGATCGCCTTCGAGACTATCCAGACCAAAGACGACATGATCGAGAACTTCGGCGAGAAGGGCAAAGCGGCCCCTATGACAATTCTTCCTGAAGGCTATGACGAGGATCTACCTGACGACGTTGTGAAACGGTGCAGGGTATGGGAGATATGGGACAAGAGGAAGCACGAGGTTATCTTTATCAGTGAAGGCTCAACCGAACCTATGATGGTGAAGGATGACCCGCTCAACCTGAAGAACTTCTTCCCTATTCCGAGGCCGTTGTACTCGATCGAAACGGACAGGACTATGCAGCCTGTGCCGGAGTTTCTCTTGTATAAGGATCAGGCAGACGAACTGGACGACATTACGGCCCGCATAAACCATCTGGTTAACATGCTGAAGGTCCGTGGCGTATACGATGCCGCCAACGAAGAGTTAGGAAACATATTCAAGACTCCTGAAGGCACCATGATACCGGCTCACAACTGGCAGGCGTTTGCCGAACGGGGAGGCTTCCGGGGTACGATTGACTTTGTGCCATTGGAAAGTACCGCACAGGTGCTGGTTGGTTTGTATCAGGAACGCACACGCTTAATTCAAAGCATCTACGAGTTGACGGGAATATCAGATATCCAACGCGGAGCTACGGACCCCAGAGAAACCCGTGGCGCGCAGATGCTGAAGGCACAGTTCTCCTCTCTCCGCTTGCAGCCACGTCAGAAGAAGGTGCAGCGGTTTGTGCGAGACTTGTTCCGCCTCATGTCAGAGGTTATCGGGGAGGTATTCAGCCCTGAGACAATGACAAAAATTACAGGCATTCAAGTAACGCCAGAGATACTCGAAGTGTTACGCGACGACGACTCCTACCAGATCGACGTTGAGAGCGACTCCACAGTGATTGCCGATGAAGCAGCCGACAAGCAGGCGGTAGCGGAATATCTGCAAGCGGTGGGACAGTTTATGCAACTGGCATTAGCGGGAGGACTTCCAAGGGAGGTGGCACAGAAGATCCTTTTGTGGGCATCCCGCAGGTTCAAGGTGTCCCGTGAGATCGAATCGTTATTGGAGTCTCCGATGCCCGGAGGAGAGCAGGGGGAGCAGGAAGAGCCGAACAAGGCCAGCATGGACATGATGAAGGAACAAACCAAGGCAGACACGGCCAAGGCAAAACTGCAACTGGACTACGCGAAGCTCGACAGCAACCAGCGTATCAAAGTGGCAGAACTTGATTTGAAGCAGAGGGAACTGGATCAGGAAAGGGAGGCTATGCTATTGAAAGCACAGGCAGCGTTAGGTGCGTAAGACATACATCATGCGTGAAGGAAGGCTCGTAGAGAAGCATACGGGGGAGCCACATGAAGGACACAACGTAATCGGTGACATCGAACCATACGAAAGTGTTATCACCGGAGAGCAAATCGGTGGCAGGAGGCAGCATAGGGACCACTTGCGGGATCATAGCTGCATTGAAGTTGGCAACGAACAGCCCAAATGGATGAGGGATAAAAATGGCAGAGACTGAAAACGAAGCAGTTGTTGAAGAGACAGAAATTACAGAAGAGGAACAGGAGTCCAGCATAGGTGACGACCTCCGCGAAGCAATGGAGGAGGAAGATCCACCTACAGAAGCGGAACCTGTACAACAAGTTTCAACGCCCGAAGAGGGGGTTGTAGAAGAGGCCACGGGGGCAGTTGCGCCCGAACACTGGCCTGCCGAGGAACGGGAAGTGTTTGACGCACTTCCTGAAGAAGCGAAAACATTCGCACTTTCTCAGGGAGAACGCCTTTATTCTCATCATCAGAAGAGAATGGAGGAGCTTTCTAGTGAGCGTGAAAGCTTGGAACGCTTGAAACCATTGGAACAGGAGATTGCGCCCTATAGAGAGCAGCTACGGTTGCAGGGGGTAGCAGAACAGGATGTTGTACGTCAGCTTATGGCTGTACGGCACTCTCTTCAGACTGCGCCCGCAGATACGATCCGTTGGCTTGCTCAACAGACGGGGGTTGACCTGAACCAGATTGAAACTGAAACCCTTGTTGACCCACAAGAACAGCGTCTGGCGCAGGTTGAACAGCAGGTGCAACAGTCTAATCAGGCTAATGTACAGGCTATTCAGCAGCAACAGCACAATGCCGCCTACCAGCAAGCAGAGTCTGCTCTGGGACAGTTTATGTCGGCAAAGGATGATAACGGCAACCTGTTACACCCGCACGTCGAAAATGTGCAGGTGACTATGACAGAGTTGGCAAACGCGGATATTGCCTCGCAGAAGCAAATAGACCTTGAGGACTTGTACCAACGGGCTATATGGCAGAATGCAGACACGCGGGATGTTATGCTTAAAGAGCGTGACGGGACCGTCCTTGCTAAACAGAAACAGAACCAGAAGCAACGTGTGAGCAGGGCGAAACGTGCTGACACTACCATACGCTCGACTGCGGATTCCCCAGCTTCTCCTCAAGTGAGTTTGAGGCAGGAGTTGAGTGATCTATTGGGTTCAGCATAATTAATAGAAAAGAGTAACGCTATGGCTAGTCCGAATTTATCGGAAATCGTAACGACTACTCTGCGAAATCGCTCCGGCGAGTTTGCTGATAATGTTACGAAAGACCTCGCGCTTCTCCGTAGATTGGAGCAGCGTGGGAATGTCAAGCCAGCCGATGGTGGCCGTACTCTAGTTCAAGAACTTGAATATGCGGAAAATTCTACGTTCCAATACTACTCAGGATATGAAGTCCTGAATGTAGCTCCTAGCGAAGTGTTTTCTGCGGCAGAGTTCAACTGGAAACAAGCGGCGGTAAACGTCACTTGGTCGGGCCTTGAGGCTGACATTCAAAACGCCGGTAAAGAGAAAGTTATCGACCTTCTGGAAAGCAGAATTGCTAATGCCAGACGGACGATGGCGAACAATCTCTCTACTGGTATCTTCTCAGACGGTACAGGTACGTCGGGCAAACAGGTAGGGGGTCTACAAAGCCTCGTAGCTGATGCGCCTGCCACTGGTACAGTCGGAGGTATTAACCGTGCCAACTTCTCGTTCTGGCGGAATCAGGTTTATGATTTCTCCGACGAAAGTGTAACCCCCAGCGCGACAACGATACAGGCTGCTATGCGTAACCTGTACCTGAATTGCAAACGTGGTTCGGCGGCATCTGAGGCTCCTGACTTTGTGGTCGCGGGTACTACGTACTTCGAGTTCTTCTGGAACTCATTGACCACTATTCAGCGTGTTACGTCGGAAGATACGGCTGTTGCGGGTTTTGACTCGCTCAAGTTCCGTAAATCCGATGTGTTCCATGATGAAGATTGTGCGGCTGCCAGAATGTATATGCTTAATACGCAATACCTTTTCTGGAGGCCACACCGCAATCGGAACATGGTTCCGCTGGAACGGAAAGGCGCAATAAATCAGGACGCGACTGTTGTACCTATCGTCTGGGCTGGAAACTTAACCATGTCCAACGCCGCCCGTCAGGGCGTGATAGTAGCTTAAAGGATATATAGAATATGTATGTATTAGGCATAACAGCGTCAGCGACTGCTGCAAGCATTCCTGATTTCGCTCTTGGTACTATCGGAGCTAACGTGACCTCTGATGGCATCAAAGTTTATAAGTATATCAAATATGATACGGGTGGCGGTTCTGTGGCTGCTGTAGCTAGTCAGGTGGCGTATTACTACACGCTTGACGGTTACAAAAACCACACTGTCACTTCGGATCTATCTGATTCCGTAGAAATCGGCGCGGGGGTTTTACAATCCGCTCCGGGCGATGGTGAGTATGGCTGGATTCAAATTAAGGGTCCGGCAACGCTTAATCTCGCTTTAACTGCTGGCGCAGATGGTGATCCTCTCACACCAACTGGCTCCAGTGATGGCACATTAGATGTATCCGCAGCGGTTACTGATAATGTGTGCGCTATAGCGGGCGACATTTCCGACAAGGAAGTTGCCTGCGACTTCCCACTCTAGGGTGGACGGGGCTGCGTCGGGTTCTTCCCTCCTCTTGCCTGTACTCAGCGCAGCCCCACTTTTATGAACCACATTACGTTGTACGGAAAAAAGTATCCAAGACTTGTACTGCATTGGAGGGATATATCGGGAGACAGTACAACCGTGGTGGCAGAGGACTTTGAGGATCTTGTCTGCGCTCACATAGTTACGTTAGGATACCTATATGACACGTTTGTGCAAAATGGGGAGAGGTTTGTTAGAACCTTTGCCTCGTATGAAATCAAGGCAGGACGTGCTGCGTTTGGTGACAGAAATGTCTATCCGATGTCAGTGTTTACTGCCCGCAGTCGCAAAGTGCTAAAACAAGCGATGAAATTACAGAGAAGAGGGAATGTATAATGTATGATGCAGAGACAGGTATTGAGTTTACGACCACAGACCCAACGGATAACTGTAGACCGTTGTTTCGTTGGGAAGCAAAGCAGAACACGGCAAAGTCCAAGGTAGAGGGAAGGCCGATATTCGATCAGGTTCCGTTCGTTACCATTATGTCACCCGGCGATAACAAGAATGTAGTAGACGCAAAGGTTGATGACGACCATAAGTCACGCTGGCCTCAACAGTGGGCGGCGTTTGAGAAAGGCAATGAACAGCCGCTAAACGGCACTCCGATCAGCGAGTGGCCCGCGTTAAATATGGCGCAAGTAGCTGAATTAAAAGCATTAAATATATTCTCAATCGAGCAACTTGCCAAGCTGGACGACAGAGGCACACAGGAGATGACGGGGCTTGTAATCTTAAAGCAGCAGGCACAGGCGCATCTTGATGTAGGCAAAGACGATGGAGTTATTTACGAAGCTCTGGACAAGGTTGACAAGCTAACCGAAGAAATAGCGGCGATAAGGGAGGAAAACAAGGATCTCAGGCAGGAGCTTGATTTCCTAGCCAAGAAGTCTGCTACAAGCAAACCAAGGAAGAAAAAACTAGATGTCTCTACTGACGATAGCGCAAGCGATAGCGGATGAACTAGGGGTTTTCCAACCCGCGTCCATTATTAGTAACGAGGAGGCTACAGCCGTAAGGCTGCGGTCCGTGACCAGTGCTGCTGGCTTGTACCTGCGTGATGATTACGATTGGGCAGTCTTAACGAAAGAAAATACGTTTACGTCTTCAGCGGGTACTGCGGCTTATGAAGTTCCCGGTGACTTCCTTCGGATAGTCCCGAATACGTTATGGGATCGTACCAACAACTTACAGCTAGTGGGCCCACTAACTCCCTCACAATGGCAGTACTACAAAGGGGCTATTACTTCCGATGTAGGATTAGCCGTACGGTGGCGACTGCGTCCGACTAGCGGGGTTCTCAAGATAGAACTGGAAAACCCTACCGCTGCAACAATTGCACTAGAGTACGTAAGTGACCAATGGTGTGCATCGTCTAGCGGTACAGGTCAGACAGACTGGGCTGCTGACGCGGATGTTCCTTTATTCGATGAAGATCTAGTATTTCGTGAGGGATGGTGGAGAGCTTTGCGGGCTTTCGGGTTTCCCTATGAAGATCAAAAGAACGACTCCCGCAAGTGGCTGAAACACATATGGGAGCGTGAAAGAGGCGGCGGAGCTAATATTAACATGGCACCTGCGGTTGCTACGTTTACTGTTAATTTACCTGACAC